ACTTCTCCAGTTTCTTTGTTAACTCGAGCATACCAACCCATAGTTGGCTTAACAACATAACCACCAGCCATAGCAACATCAAGTAATCCAGAATATGGTTCAATACCACCTTCCCAAGAAACACCGATAGGTACTTTAGATTTCTCTTTTACAAATCTTGATTTTTCTACATTAATAACAAAATTATATCCTTTAATTTCTGTTCCTTTTTTCACTTGCTGTCTACCAAGAATCCAAATGTTATCTGCTGAGTAATAGATACCTGTACCACCTGAAACAATTGCTTTAGGGAATAAACCAATTTCTTGATATGTATGGTTTACAGCAAGTAATGGGATATTTTTCATAGTTAAATAAGGTGTAACCATTCTGAATAAACCTTTAAGTGCTTTAGCCCTTGACATATCAGCAACTGATTTTTCATTGAGTGCATCTTCTAATTCTTTCTTAGACGCAAGATTACCAATAGAATCGATAACAATAATAACTTTATCTCCTCTATCGATATTATCTAATTGACTTACAAGATCGAATTTGAGTTGTTCTACATCGACAATTGGTGTATGTAATACACGAGATGTATCAATACCAAATGCTTCAAAATACGATTGTGGTGAACCAAATTCTGAATCATAAAATAATAATACAGCATCTTCGTGTTCTTTCATATATGCACCTGCCATTAATAAAGCAAATGATGTTTTGAAATGTTTACTTGGACCTGCTAATACAGTTAATCCTGATGTAAGGCCTCCATCGATATCGCCAGATAAAGCAACATTAACCATAGGTACATCAGTTGATACCATATCCTTTTCTGTAAAAAATTCTGATTTATCTAGTGTATTCGTAAATTTAATTTTCGAATTCTTTTTTAATTTATCCATTACTGACATTATCTTCTTCTCCTCGACTCTGGATAGCCGTTTAGTTTAAGCATTCTTTCTTTCTTTTTCCATCGAGCGACAGCTTCTGCTTTTTTTCTTTTTCGCTTCGCAGTTGGTTTTTCATAGAATTCTCTTTTACGAACTTCTTGAATAATACCTGCTGCTTCGACAGCTTTTTTAAACTTTCTCAAAGCCACATCAAAAGGCATTGGCCCCTGAGGTTTTTGATTTTTTCGTTTTTTCCACCTATTTGGTGGTTGTTTATTTAAATTTATACTTGGCATAGTTTTCCTCTTATAATATATGATCTATTATACCATAAAATCGGACAATTGTACACAGTTAATTCCCCAATTTTTTCTTCGATATACTTCTGGTGATAGATGCACTGACGAAACGCTTTCCATTTTGTCTTTAGCAAACTTTTCTCCATCCATTAATATCCACTCTTCTGGATATTTAATTCTATTCATTCCTAAATTATCCATGTGCATAATCCAGGTTTTTAAAGCCGCAATTCTTTGGCTTCTTGATCCCCAAAATGGTTGACCTTTGTAGTATCCAGTTTTAGGTAATCTTCTTTCTTCATGTTCGATTGGCCATGGAGTAGAATATTCTACCTTTATTCCATTCCTTTCTAACATATCTCCATATTCTTTCCACGCAACTAACATTGGCATGCTATCTACAGATAATCTAATAATGTGATGCCTAATATCAATATTACCAAAAGACATAGTAACTCCCTTTGGATTGCATTCTTTAATATGATTTGTTACATATTCAAAATCAGTTTTAATTTGACCGTTAAGTGTTAATCCATCGGTTTTAATTACCATTGAATTTTCTTTCGAATATGCTGCAGTGTGAGAATCTCCAATAGTTAACCAATTCATATCAGAGATATCTGTTGATTTTAGAGTTTTTACTGTTGCGCATTTAGCTGAAACTTTATCACACCATAATTTATCTTGTACATCCTTTCTCGCTTTTAACATCGCTCCATAATCAGGCATATCGATATCGAGAGAATAGATCACTTTAGCTTCTAAGAAATTATTTATTCTTGTTTCAAGTTCTTCATTAAACCCAGAAAATAGATTAAGTGATCCTCCAAAATTTACCCCATGATCTAAATATAAAACATCAACATAATAACCTTCGTGGTTGATTCCAACCCCTAAATTTTCTGACCATGTTCTAGCCCAACCATAACCATGACTATTCTTTTTTCTTGGTATTTTATTAAATGTTCCTGTAATCATTCTTCGTTTTTCTCCCAATCTTTATAACTATCTACTGTTTCATATAAACTTTCATCTTGTAATATTGGTTCAGCTCCTACATTCCAAAATAATATATTCTTTCCACTATTTTTTGGAATATATCTCCATGCTTTTGCATCATATGTTCCTATGCTTGGAAAAGGTGGCATCTCTTCTTCTTTAATACTTTTTGTAAAAGGTTCAGGTGCGCTAATAACTTTTGCTCTTCCTAATTCACCACCTTTCATATTTCTTGCCACAGCCACTGCAGTAAATTTAGCATTTGGCCATGCGATTTGTAATGCGCGCGATAAAACTGCTGTTGATACAACTGTATACACTTCATCTGGTTCAGGAATTGATCTCGCAACTTTAACTAAACCTGCAGTTACTAATTCGTGTTTTAATCCAAGAGGAATAAAATAATGTCCATTTTCTTTTGATTCTTTAGCTGCAATTGCATTTAAATTTGGCATCGCTGCTATTCTATGGAAACTTACTTCTGCTCCTCTTTCAATACAACAAGCTTGATGATGTGAAATCATTTTACTTGATGGCATATATAATCTAACTTTTTTATTATGTCTTTTAGCAACTTCTAAAATACTTACACCTGCCAAACCTGTTCGAGGTTGAACATAAGCAACAGTATCTTGCTTTATTTTTGACATAAGTAAATCTGCGCCTCTTACCTTTGTTCCTGTAATAAGGTCGTCCCTAACAACTGTTACTCCATCGTGTTCTGTTAAAACAATTGGCGGATTTGGATCTTCCCATCCTTCGGCCAATTCTAAGTAATATTCAATAGCTTCATCTGGTTGCATTAAACCAATATCTCTATTAAATCCATCAACTACGTGTTTATTATGACTCAAGTTTAAACTCCCTTGGAAATATCCAATCTCTTGGAATTCTTTTTGTTGGTCTTTTTTCTCCTTGAGAAATAGCAATATGCTTATAAAAGAAACACGTTTTATCTTCTACGTTTAAAAGCTTTTGTGTATGCATTGGATTACGAGGATCATTTGATAATTCATACATTTGTTCTAACCACAATTCACCGTGTTTATTAGTAGGAATGAATTCCCCATCCTCATTAATTTCGTATTTAACTTTTCCATTTAAATTTTGCCCACCAAATATTTGATGCATTCCATCGAAATGACCAGTTCCTCCAAATAACACAGATTCAGGATCAACCTGATCTGGCCATGTCATTGCCATATATCGTGCAAAGTTTTTACATGGATATAATGGTGATCTGAATCCTTGTTCTTCTTTAAAATACTTTTCAAATCTTTTAGCAAGTTCCATCATAGTCCATGGTTTATTTCTTTCATCTAACACCTTAGCCATATCTTCAGCACATTTTCTTGGTGCAGTGATTAACCATTCAGAAACTTTTGTTCCTTTTGGATAATAGATTTGAAATAAATCAGATCTTGCGTGACGATGTCTTTCAAATCTAGATCTCAATCCATTTTCACCATCATCATATAAGGCTTTGAATGTTCCCCAGTGCTCATTAGAAAAAGAATATGTAATAGTATATAGTATCTTTTCGAAATTAGAAACATCCTTTCCTTTAAAAAAATCTACATAAGGATGTTCGTGCCAATGTAACCTATGAGAGAATATTTGAAAATCATCTTTTAATAAATCATCTAATCTTAAATCGAACTTATTACAAAACTCAAAAAACTTTTCTTTACGCTGATCTAAAGTATAATCTTTCATCCACGTATCAGTTGGTTTTTTCTTTTTCATTTCAACCATCGTAGTATTTGGATATACGATGTTGTGTTCGTTTGGAAATAAGCTCATAATTTGTAATATTTTATCATATCTTGATATTCAGGTATACTTAAATTATTATCGTTAAGTACTTTTAAATCAGATGGATGTGCAGTAATGCCATTAAATGTTTCTACTAATCCAAGATCAAGCATTGCTTTTTGTCTTCCTCGTGGATGATCTTTTATATCGCTACTTGACCACACTTTATCATAATCTAAATGTGCGTAATCATCTCCAGGTTTAATATAGTTTTCAACCCATCTAATATAATCACAACACACATCTTCAGCATTATATGGTACACTTCCAGTATCTTCATAAATGCTTCTCATTACTTCATCAAGAAAGTCTTCTTTCTTTAATTTCTTATCGTTTTCTGCAAGATACGAAATACATTCTACTGCATTTGTTCCATAATAAAACATACTTTCTTTATTTACATAGTGCGGAAACCAATCTGCGATATCAGCTACAACTGCTGCATATTGGAATCTATATTGTCTTAATCCATTTTTTACATTCCAATCTAACATGAATTGTCCAATTTCTCTTAAATCTTTTTTACCAGGAATAGCTAAAAAATGTGATAGCTCTTTGGCCAACCTTGGAGCATATTCACATAGATAGTAATCACCACCTTTTTTGTATTCGCTTGTAGGTTTTGGAAATGCTGGAAATTGATATCCAATAGAAGTATAAAATGGTTTTCCTAATTTACCTTCAGCCTTAATAATCTTTTTCATATCTTCAATATTTTCGGCTAAATGCAATTTAAATAGAAGTGTGTTATGGTAACCAGAAGGTTTTGTGCCATAATTAATTGCTGAACCCGTTACTCTATGTAATATAAAAAGATATAACCATGCATCTAAGGAATGAATTTTACCTGTCCAGTTTTTAGCTACTAATTCTCTTTGAGCAGTAGCTTTACCTGCTTTCATTCTTTCCCAATATGGATGTTTATCTGTCCAACCATAAAATATATCGTTTACGATTTGAGAGAATCCTGCATATTTTCTTTCAACTACATCGTATAGTTCTACATTCTCCATCAAATCATCGTTCATACCACTTTCAGCATGAATCATAAAATTTGGTACGTTGCATTTTTCTTGTTGATCTTTTGCTAATTCGAAATATTTCAAAAAATCATAATAATATTTTGTTTTTATCATGTTATTGTTGCTGCTAAATTATTAATTAAAAACATTAAACCTACACCATTTAGTAGAATCAATGCCCTATCTTTCCATATCACGGAAACTATCAACCATAAAAAAATACCTACAATCGATAGATATAAATCATAAATTTCCATACCTTCAACACCTCTAATAGACATGGCCATTAAAACAAATGCTGATGCAATCCATTTACAATACCAATCTACTGTGTATTTTGGAGTTGCTGATTTATAAATTCTTTTACTGTTTTCCAATTCTTCCTTTGTAAATTTACTCATCTTCTAGTTTAATCCTTTTACGATCATATTTAGTTTTATCTACATGAGTTTTTGTTATTGCATGTTTAGGTGTTTTTTTACGTGCAAAAATTCGATCCCATTCAGAATCGAATTGTTCTTTATTTTTGATGTTACGGTATTTGCTTCCTTTACCACCGTGCCATTTACCAGTCATGAGTTTCACTAACCTCTTGTTTCACAAACATGATATTACCTTCCTTACCAACGCGTAAGACAAAATGATCTCCTTCATTGAGTGGAATTTTATTAATATCAATCTTTTCATCTGGCTCTGTATCTAACATTACCAAACCATTTTCATTTATTGCAAATTTGTAATCTATGTACATCATTTTCCTTTTCCTTTTTTTGGTGCCTCGAGTCGGACTTGAACCGACAAGCTCTTTCGAGCGAGGGATTTTAAGTCCCTTGTGTTTACCAATTTCACCACCGAGGCAATTTGGCGCGCCTTTCAGGACTCGAACCTGAAACCTACAGCTTAGAAGGCTGTTGCTCTATCCAATTGAGCTAAAGGCGCAAATTTTAAATTGTGTTTATAAAATCGTATTTTACGCCAGCTTCTTCGAATATCTCCTTCGTTAGCTTCGTTGACTCAACCCATTGTTCAGGTGTTGCATCGGTGATTGGAGTTGATACTACTCTTTTGATTCCTACTTGTATCAACCCTTTAGCACATTCACTACAAACTGGTAAACCATAAATGTACATTGTACTTCCATTTAATGATACACCGTTGTATGTAGCGTTATATATGCAATTCATTTCTGCGTGAACTACATACTTATATTTTGTTTGTCGATGATTTAATCTTTCATCTGTATCTTTTATTCCTCTCGGAAATCCATTATATCCTTGTGCAAGTACTTGACCCTTTTCTCCTATAGCTACTGCACCAATTTGCTTGCTTGGATCTTTTGACCAACTCGATATTTCTCGAGCTAATCGAATATATTTTTTGTCCCAATTATTTGACAAGATCGAAATGCCTCTCATATACGTGCAAGTTTTGTACTTGCCAATGAATATTACCTTCTTCTAAATGCATACCATTAAAATATAGATCATCTCTTAGTAAATCAAATACATGTTTTTGCCATGCATAATCATTACGATAACCAAAGATTACATCGTTTGATCGCATTTGAACAACTGCATGTAATTCGTTATCGCGAATATAATATGTAACAGCATTTGTGCAAATAAAATCGTTTTTACCGTTTTCTTTATATTCATGCCAAATACTTGGACGATTATAAACCATACACGCTCTACGAGAATCTGGATTTTTCATTAATTCGTTTAGTACTTTATCATATTGTTTAAAATACTTTTTAGACCAAATAAGATGACCATAATTCGAATTGATTTCACCATGATCATTTGCTGAATATAACCATGCTTGAGGTGGATCACGATCTTCACCGTAAATATCATAAATGTTAGTAGATTTAGAATCATACCACCTTAATTCGGCTTCGATATAATCTTGATTAGGTTTACCAAAGATTGCTGGTTCATCAGCATAAAAGTTGGCACCAATCATTTCGATTGTTTTTGCACCAGTTTTATCAATGGTAAATTTTTCATTACGAAGTTCGTTTATAAAATAACTTCTTACTTGATCGATTTCTAAAGCTATATTCATTTTTTGTACCTATCATCTGATTCTGGATGTTCGTTTTCGTGAATCATGAGAATCATAATTTGTGTTGCTGCATGAGCAAGATGACTTAAGCCAGATTCTGGATCAATATCTTCACCAGCATGCCATGCGTTTAAGTGTCTTTGAATAGATGAGTATGTACGAATCCAACTTGTGGTGTTACCATCGTCACGCCAATTGTTGATACCATACTTTGCTGCACCGAAACCAAAGACTTTTGATATTTCTATGAGAGTTTCGGGTGGGATTAAACCTAGAGGTGGTTTGTCATCATCATATTTCATAATTAATACCTTTTTTCAAATTTATAGGGATATTATACCACAGTTTCAAGAGATTGTACACTAATATATCGACCTTTTTTACTATCCCATTCAAATATTTCATCACACATATATGCTATTGTGTAATCTTCTCCTCTCTTTATATTTCCAGTTCTTTTGAAAAAAATTACATGATCAGCGACTTCTTTGTTCCACATTACCTTTCTTTCCCACAGCGACGATCTTCCATCATTTGCTTTAGAATAATTATGCAAAACGTTTTGTTTATACGTATCTGGATCAGAACGAAAATGTTCAGAATATGATTTGATTTCTATAGAAACGTTTTGCGGATTAAAAACATCTTGATAATCTCTTGGATCATTAGTATAATTTTTATGTTCTATTAGATAATGTTCTGCTATTAGTCCATATTCGGTGTTATCATAACTTGAATACCCTTCTTTATATTCTTCTTGTAAATGATCGATCAATTTCATTTGATCAATATCTTTGTTAGTGAATGTATCTCCAGGTTTTATGTTATAATTAACCTTCATAAATTATACCCTGTTCGTTAAGTGCTGCTCTATTCCACATATGACCTTTTTCTGTATCATCTTTAGATTGACCGAAATAAGGTACTGCGTGATGCTCATCAATCATCTGTTGATTAACGCTATACGAACTATCACCTACGAAAAGTTCTCCAAGAATTCTACCGAATTTACCTTTACCGTGCGATTGTAATTGTACTTCGCCTTCTGATAAAATCGATACTAAATGAGCCTTACTTTGTTTACCGTAAAATTTTTCTTCTAAATCGCGAGTTCTAGATTCAGGAGTATCGATACCCATCATTCTAACTCTTTGCTTTTTTAATATAGTACTGAAGCCTAAATCGATATCAACATCGACTGTATCTCCATCTACTACTCTCGTTACATATACTTTATACCTATACATTATTCCTCCGATATAATTGCTTTAATGTGTTCAGCATCAATAATTACTGCAGCATTACCATCGACATTTACTGGCATCGATTTTGCCCAATCAAGAAATACTCTATTTCCTGTCATAACTTTACTTAGTGCTGAAGTTGATACTGCCAATACCAAACCTGGTTTACTACCTTTATCGATAGCTTCTGTTAATATAATACCGCTAGCGGTTGTTTGTTCTTTTTCAACTTCTGCTATTAATACATTATTTCCTAGCATTTTCATAATTTACTCCTATTTGTAAAATAAGTGATTATCAATTGTAACCACATGTTTTAGTTCATCTGCCCAATATGGATATATAAAATCTGCGTGATAGTATAATGAACCTTCAGTTATATCTGGATATTTCTCGGTTAAAGCTAAATCTGCTATATAAAGAGATTTTATCCACGTTTTAGAATCAACTGGTTCGTCAGATTTTCCATCACAATACCAACTAAATTGACATTGATTTCTAATTGGTACTTCATTGCCTTGCCAATTAATTCTAGTTTTTGCTTGATAAATTACATCGCACACTTCATTTGGAAATTGTAAGTCATCTACTCTATTCATAACTACATGTGCTACTGCTAATTTACCAGCAAATGATTGATTAGCAGCTTCAAAATAAATATTTTGGGCCATACAGTATCTATCATAAGACTCTTCTTGAGATCCGTAAGCTTTACCTGCTACCAAAATTAAGTATAAGAATAGTATTAACCAACCAAATCCTAATAATAGTTTATCTAATTTTTTCATATATTTTTCCTAAATACAAATTCAATAGCACGTTCTGCTTCTTTTACAAAATCGCGCTTAGAATACCAATTACCCGTATCGTTATCTAAATCTTGACATATCCATGCAAGTTCTTTTGGGGTGATTGGATATCCTTTTGACATTGCGTTTCCCGCAGTTGATACCATTATTTGATACATTTTAGAATACCAACCACTTCCATTAATTAGTTTATATTCATCGACATGATGTTTATTTACAAAAGGGCAGTCTTGATATCCTGTCCATGTAAAGTTAGTGTTAGTAAGTGATCCTTTTCTATGTTGTATAAGCCCTTTTTGTATGGCTTCTGGTAGCTTATCGAAAAACGATTCATTTGGTACCACGTATTTGTGTTTTGCCATGAGGGTGTTTGGATCCATAACTTTTCCAGCATGTGAGAATATGAAGTTGTAAGATCCTTTGTATTTACTTGGTACGTAATACATTCTTGAGAGGTCTTTTGTTTGAGCATCTGCGATGTCTCCTATTTCTTTGTTAAGTGCAAACCAAAAATGCTTGATATTATCAACTTGTACATATTCGGTTAACGGAAATACTAATCTAAATTTGGGGTGTTCTTTTGTTGATGATGCAGTTGAATAACATACATATTGATATTCAGAGTACTTAGTGTGAATCTCTTCAATATCACCTTCGTAATCATCTACGTCAATAATGCCGAAACCGCCCCAGCCTGTCACATTGACATTTGCTCGAGTAGTTTCGGTCTTATAAATTGCTGGTGAAATTAATGGTGCATCAGTCTTTTTTTGATATTTATCGCTATCAGCTAGTTTATACAAGATTTGTTCGAACTGATCGAATGATTCATAGTCCATTCGTTTTTCAGTTTTATTATCATATATACTATCAAATATTGTTAAACTTACCATGATTTCCTTCGTGCGACGGTGCTTGCCAATCTTCTGGTTTTACTAGATCTGGAACTCCAAGCGGATTTGGCCTTGTTGGCTTTACACCAACTTCTTTTTGCATGTTTGCTTTTAGCACTTCATCCCATGCTTTGTATGGATCAACTCCAAATGCATCGAGTGTACCAATAGCAACAACACACAAATCGATTAATCCATCTACTATTTCTTCTGGATCATTGTGAGTTACTGCAGCTTGAGTTTCCATCAATTCTTCTTTTAAGAAATCAACTCTAAACTCTAAAAACTTTTTAAGCTTTTCTGGGGATTTACGATTATCCCAAACCCAATCTCTAGTTTTGTATTTGGTTTGCATTTCTTCAATATCTTTTACCCAATCTTTACTCATTATCCAATCACCTTACTATCTGGTACAACTATTCCACTTGTCATAGTTCTGATTTGATCAACTAATTCATCAACTGGATCACATATCATCATTACATGACTTTTATCAATTACGAATTCTTCGTCTTTTGCATAAGCCATAAATGGAATAAATCCAATTTTACCTGGTTCTGTAGCGACCATATTAAAGCCATCTTTGATTTTGATGACATTACTTAAATCTTCAACTTTACCAATTATTTCCTCGCCTGAGGTTAATCTTACTAATTTCATTTTTTTCTCCGTATTGCTACATTATACCACACCTTTATGTGTTTGTACATGGTTAATTTAAAAGAATTCATCGAGCGTAGCAATCTCCTTAGAATTCCAATTTACTGCTGAAAGAATAGGTTCGATAACATCGAGAAACGTTTTACTAAATTGCTTTTCGTAATCGATATATCGATGTAAACTAAATTCTTCTGGCAAATAATCTGGGAATGATATAACATCTTCTTTGATGCTATTTGGCGTACGTAGATAAATGAACTTTATCTTTTCACCGTTTTGAATTTTGTTGTATTGTTTTGTTAACGACTTATCCATCAATAATTTATTGTAAAGCAAACTACCTCTTGCATGAATCGGTGTGCCTTTCTTATATATAGTCGATTTATCGCGAAACTTTGTGAGATTTGTAATTCCACGAGGGAATGCAATTTGATCTGGTGAAAGTGTTTTGAAGTAGGTTCTAAATGATTCGATATTACGTTGAACATCTGCTTCTGATCCACTGATAATTACTTTGAACATTTCTTTAAGTGCTTCACGACATGGCGCAGGTGTTGAAGATTTAATTGCTTCGATACCCATAATTTTTAGTTTAGGTTCTGCATATCTTACACCTTCGTTATCGTGCACGTTAAGAATATAACGTTTTTTGGCAGTCCAAATACCACGATCTGCGATTGCTTCACGTTTCATAACCATTCGATTATCAATACCACCTAGCATTTCGAAAAGTTTCTTGTAACTTTGTTCGAGAACTGGTTCTAGCTTTTCTTCGCAAACAGTATTAACAAATTCGAGTGGATTTTTAGGATTTACTGCTTTAACCAAATCATTTAAGCATACATACACCGAGTCGGTATCGATAGCAAGTACGTAGTCTTTTTGTGTTTTAAGCACACTGTTGAGGTATTGATTGATTGCCTTTTCAGCCCATCGAATTGTAAGTTGTCCTGTAAGTGTAATACCTTCTGCGATTCGTTGATCGAAGAATCTGAAGTACTTGTTGCCGAGAGCACCATAAAGACTATTAAGAAGAATTTTAATAGACATCTGTTGATTTTCTGCAATAGCGATATCTCTTTGAATTCGATATAATTCTTGTTTATCATTTTTATTTACCTTTTGTAGTTCTTGTTGTGATGCAAGCATTTGTTTTTTGATAATAACACGTTCGCTGTACATCTGATCGATGATCTTAGGTAAAATACCTTTTTCAGTTGTTTTAAAATATTGACCTGATGCAGCAACACATTTGTTATCTGTATCTACACTTACACCTTGAATACACTTATCGACATCAAGAGCAATAACTTTACCATCAATAATTGTTTCAGGTGACATATTGTATTGCATAATAATCGATGGATATAGTGAGTTCAAATCGAAAGAAACAACCCAATCATGCATACCAACATGAGGATCTTTTACATAACCACCAGGATATGGTGATTTAAACTTTTCTTCTGCGAATGGAACGATTACATTGTTTTCATATAGATTTCGAAATATGATTGCATCCCATATAGCAGTTGTACCCATCACATCGCCATAGTTAACACCACCACGATATGCCATTGTAAGTGCTAGAGTAATCAAACCTAGTTTATCTTCAATACGATCTACTAATTCAACGTCTTTAATATTATAATCAATAAATTTTTGATAATCATGTTTATATAGTGTATGTAGATTTCCAAATTCTTCGTAGGATAATTTACGTTCACCGAGAACAACATGAGCAATATGATCTAGTTTGTATGTTTCTTGTGGACCATACGAGTAACCAAACTTTTTGAATAGATCAAGATAATCCATTTGAGCGATACCTTGAATTTCGTATGCGATGTGTTTACGTTGCATTGTAGTAACATCTCTTCGATCGATTAATCCCCATGGAGATAAGCGTTTTACAACTTCTTCACCGTGAATACGGAATATACGATTTACAATGTAAGGTATATCAAAAAATCTTGAGTTCCAACCAGTAACAACATCTGGACAATTTGACGGTAATGCCCAATGTGAAACAAAGTCAAGAAGCAGTTCAGCTTCATTACTACATTGTTTATAGATCACACGATTGTCTTGCATATAACCGTTTTCTACATCATAATCATTACAACCCCAAACATAATACGTATTATCGATATTGTTTTTAATTGTAATTGCAGTAATTTCGTGTGCTGCTTGTTCTGGTTCTGGGAAACCAGCATCTGATTGTACTTCGATATCGATTGTAGTTACATTAATTTGATTACGATCAAACTCGATATCACCTGGAAATTCATCGTTAATGAAAGCTGGAATATGTTTATCATTTCCGTATATATGTCTACCAACAACTTGTTTGTTAACTTGAAGCCATTCTTTCGCATCGCGCATAGAATCAAATTGAATAGGAGCTACAGAAACTCCATCAAGAGATTTCCAATTTGTGGGTTTATTTGTAGAAACAAAATACGTGGGTTTGTATTTTATTCGTTTTTGAATTTTTTTGTTATTGTCGTAACCACGGTAAAGTAGATTATTTCCGTAACGACTAACAGATGTGTAAAATTTCATAATGTAATCACTCTCAGTTTATAGTACCTATTATACCATACTTTTCCCATAATGTAAACCTTTTTTTTCATATAAAGTTGAGGGGGAATTTCTTCCCCCTCGTGAGTCAGTCTTACAGAACCTAGTGTCCGTATAGTTGTAAATACATTACAAACGGTGCAAGTCCTAAAATCACACCACCTGTTGCTAACATAACAACTATACCGCCTAGGGTCTCTGCAATGTCCTCGTGTTTCTGCACTAAGTGCATTAATGTTTTCATTGCTGTTCTCCAGTAAAAAAGTTTATTACTAATCTACTGAGTGTTCGCTGATACTTATCCTTTAAGAAAAGACTTTTTCTTTGATGCCCCAGCAGACCCTATTTCGATCTTCCTAGGACGCCTTTCTTCGGGAAGTTCAACTCTGGCATACACCACGAGTATTCCATTCTCTAAATCGGCACCATCTATTACGACAAATTCTGAGAGACGGAAGCTCTTCTCAAATTTGCGGGATGATATACCTTTCCATGCATATTCACGTTCATCTCCTTCGACTTTTCCTCGCACCTTTAGAATACCGTCCTTGACTTCAAGTTCGATTTCTTCTTGTGTGAAACCTGCAACAGCTAGCTCGATGAGAAATTTTTCATCATCGATCTTTACAATGTTGTGTGGTGGGTAGTTGTCGTTTCCAGATCTAGCAGAAGTATGAATTCTTTCTAGCTCATCAAACAGGCCTTCGAAGCCTACAAAAAGTGAACGCGGTACGTTCAAAGTATTTCTAACCATGTTTTCCTCCTATTATTAAGCAAGGTTAATTGTAAATGAGACCCGAACCATTCGGCATCTCGGTTTTATTTATACAAACTAAATTGCTAGTTTATACAAATAATCTACCAAATAATACACCTATTAAAAATATGTACATATACTTGGTTAATATCATTTGTTGATTATACGCTTTTGTTTTTGGTATTAATCTTAATCTTTTTAAATCTTTATTTATTTCTTTCGCCGTCATCTTTATTGCTGTTTCCTATGTTGTATTTAGGACATAGCTGCCATTCAGATTTCTCTTTGAATGGAATCACTTTAATCTGTCTAAGAGGCGCAATGTCTTTTGCCGCTTCAGCATTTACAAATGTTACTAGTCCCCAATCAGCCAACAAGGTAGCAATCGTGTTTCTTCGTTGAATATCGTTTAAAAGCAAATTAGAAGGTTTACCGTCTAATAAAAATAGCTCTTTAAAATGTACAATAAAATATCTGCCTTGTTTGTGTAAAATGTGACAAGACTGATAAAGTTTTTGATCTTTTCTAGATGCTACACCAATTCTTGTTAGTGTTTCTCTAATTTTTAAAAAATCATCAGGTTCGTTTAGTGTGATCTCGAGCATTGCTGCTGGTGACCATGAGACTTCTATGTTATTATTTTCGTTTTCCACCTTTGTAAATCCTATTTTTTATTTCATTGATTTGATTGTTATCAAATAATGATAATACAGACTTAGCTTTTTCATCGCTATATCCATAATATTGTTTAATAATTTCAAGATTCTCAATATCTCTGGCTTTGAGCCATTTTGAAAATCTTTTCTTTTTCTTTACTATATTTATAAAAAAATCGAATTGAAGGCGGTTATCCAAATGATGATTGAGATTCATTTCATTTGCGATTAAAACTGTATCAGAAAAATAAGACAAGCCACGATTTACCATAAATGCGTTATATTCTTTTTCTGCGATATCATCTACCATAATGTCCTTTTTAGTAGTATTAATCGAGTTTAGATATTCAAACGGATTCATTTGAACTGTACTCCTGCCATAATTTCTGTTAAACATGCAACAGTATTTAGTTCATGATCAGCAACAAACGAGTTTTTGTATTGATAATCTGCGAGAATCAAAACTGCTTGTGGTACTGAAGATGGTTCAATATAGTCATTCATATTGTCATAAACCTTCCGATAAATTGCAGCTGGTTCTGAATCAATATTATTTGCAACCCATTGTCGCATTGCTTTAAAGTTTTTATCTTTTAAATGAATCATTAAATCATTTAGTGAAATTTCTGATAATGAAACTAAAATTCCAGAATCAATAACTCCTGATGTTGAATATCTTTGAAGTTCATTAATAACTTTACGCCAATCTGGCATATGTTTCATAATTAGTTCAGCTAATACTTGTTCTTCGAACTGTACGCCTTCTTGCGATAAAATGTGTTTACATCTTTCTAAGAATTTGACACACAGTTTTGCTGATTGTGCTTTTGAAATATTAAATTCAATAGTTGTACAACGCGAATGTAAAGGATCAATAATTCTATTTTTAAAATTACATGTAAGAATAAATCTACAATTTGCAGAGAATTCTTCTATAAATCCACGAAGTGCTGGTTGTGTTGATTGAGCATTAAGATAATCCGCTTCGTCTAGGATGACTACTTTATAGCCACCTTGGAGTGATATCGACGAAGCGAATTGTTTAATTTTATTTCTAAGAGTATCTATTCCTGATTCTTCTGAACCGTTGATTAGTAGATAATCTACATTTAATTCATTGCACAAAGCTTTTGCGACTGTTGTTTTACCAAGACCAGCTGTGCCAGTCAGAAGCATATTGTGTAGTTCACCTCCGTTAACAATATCTTCAAAAGTTGATTTAATATTTTGTGGTAAAATACAATCTTTAATTGTTTGTGGTCTGTATTTTTCTACCCATAGAAATTCATTCATTATAGTACCTCCCAACCGAGTACGGTATCTACTCTAAATGACCTCCACGATTCTTTGTCAAGTGCCCAGCATGCGACAGCGTCAGTATCTAGATTGATACTTTCAATAACTGTTCCAACTCCATTTGCTTTTAAAACTGCTGGATTTAGTGTACAAGGCATAACTCTAATTTCGTCAGAGTTGATTTTTTGAAAGGTAACAGTAACTGTACCCATTTTAAGTGCTTCGATCAAGCGCGATAATTCATTGCGATCCATAATATAATTCCTTAATAATATAATAAAAATTGTGTGGGGGAATTTCGCCCCCACGATTATTGATAAGAAGCTTAATTAACTTCTTCTGCTTCTACCGTTTCTGGTAGATCGTCACCTGCTGGTGCTTCTGGAACCATTCCTTCAGGAACGTCACCGTCCTTAGGAGCTGCAGCATTTAAGAATGCTACTACTCTATTCCTTAAGCTACCTACAGCCTCAAGCTCTTGACCCTCGAAGCCACCACGTCTTGATACGATATCAATGATTTGTACCATAGTTGCGATGTCTTGAAGAGACAATTGTGGTGCCTGTTCAGGTTGTTCGCCTTCTGTTGGAAGGACTTTTTTTTCTAGTTCAGTCATTTTTTCTCCTTTGCAAAGTTAGACTAATTGAGAGATACCTACCCCATGTAGCATACCTCATATTATCCTCATAATGTATATGAGAATTTTTACTGTGCATAGTTATTTATACACCGTAATTTGATGATTTCTCTAAAGCAATAAAATATTCTACTGGAGTATTTGTATTTTTCCAATTAGAAATTAGCTTAGAAGAGATCGAAACATCATAATCGCCATGAAGCATTTTTAGATTTGAAATGCTAAAGACGTATTTAAAAATTTCAGATGATGCGATACCTAAATCGATATCGAATGTATTTGCTGTTGCATCCTTTTCGTCGAATACTTTAGCAGTAATATCTCCACCTTCACAACTAAACATTAATTCACTATGTCCAAGGACTGCAGCTGCTTTTTTAATCTTATCTAAATTATCTGCAGATAGATTAAAATTCACTTCGCATTCTGGCATTGTGATATCTTTAGTTGGTTGAGTAAGAATCTCTAGTTCAGAATAATAATATCTAACTTTTTGTCCTCCAGTACCATGAATAAAGATTGATTTATCTTCAAACATTAGTGTAGGAGAATCAACAAGATTCATTACTGATAAAAATTCGCTTAGATCATAGACTCCAAACTCAACTGGAAAATCTTCTGTAACAGAGGCTTTTGCCATAATGGTTTTTGCTTCTGAAATAGTTGATAGACCTTGCCCTGGTTTAAAGACTAAATTTGCATTAATTCCTGAAAAGTTTTTCAGTATATTAATAGTTTCACTTGATATATTCATAATTTATTTTCCTCGATTAATTCTATCATGTTCATATAACGCTAACAAAGCATAGTGTAATACTTTCATTAGATCCTTTCGATGATCATTAGGACCACCTTTTTTCCCATACCTAGCATTATATTTGTCGACATTACCAAGGAAAAATCCAAGGCCATGTCCACGGTCAACAATAACTTCACTTGATTGAAGTCCACCTTGACCATAGTGGGCTCCGTATGTAGAATCGATATACGATTGAAGCTCTTTGATCAGAGCTTCCTCGTTAAACTTGTAATTTGGTTTAGATTTCGCCATTGTTTTCCTCGTCGAAACTAACTCCTGAATCCACCTTAGAATAAAGATCTAAGAAAGCTTCTTTTGTATCATCATCAAACCTTGCGATACAAAGCTCGATTGACTTCATCTTATTTCCAAAGATGGAGAAAGATTGAACAATGTGACATAACCTTCTTGTTGAAATCACTTCATCAACACCATCATCGTAAAATGTTTTTCTGATGATATCTGCCCAAGACACAAGCTTTTCAGCAAAATCATCATCTTTAGTATCAAATTTGTCCATGTGATTTTTAACAATCTTTGTTTCGATTGAAGGTGATGGAAACTTTTGATCAACTGCAATAGTAAACCTTTCAAGGAAAGCTTCATCAATAATTGAAGCTGCAGTAAATCTGCCATCTTCTGAACCTTTACCTTTTGTGTTTGCTGTGGCTATAACATTGAAGCCATTTTTAGGAGATATTGTTTCACCAGTTTTCTTAACCACAACTGGTTTACCTTCCAATATACCTTGTAAACACATAATTTTATTTGTAGCTCTATCGACTTCATCAAGAAGTAAGATCGCACCGTTTTCCATTGCTTTAAGCACTGGACCTTTAGCGAAGACTGTTTCTCCATCAATAAGTCTGAAACCACCAAGCAAATCATCTTCGTCTGTTTCTGGATTAATTTGAACACGTATAAACTCCTTATTAAGTTTTGCACATGCTTGTTCTACCATAAATGTTTTACCATTTCCTGATAAACCAGAAATGTAAACTGGATAGAACATGTTTGATTTAATAACTTTAACGATATCGTGATAAGCTCCCCAAGGTACAAACGTTGGATCAGTTTTCGCGAATGTTTTTTCTTCGTTTACTATCGATTGCATTTTAGCAACAGATTCTTTTGGTAATTCAACCACGTTTGATTCGTATGGTTGAATAAGTGCGCTAAGATCGTATGTACCAATCTTAACTCTATTTTCTTTTGTAAGAATGGGGTAGAAATCTTTTCCTGTATAACCCATACTTTTTGCAGTACTTTCAATTACATTTTTCCTAAAATGCTTTTGATCTGGATAGTTTTTAGATAATTCTTCCAAGATCTTCTGCGTTGATATTTTCAATTCTTTCATAATATATTCACTCCTTTATCAATTTATGTACCCATTATACCAAATTATGGGGCTGTTGTACATGCTTTTTTTCACTTTTTTTCATTTTTTTTCGTTTAAGCAACAGCTGCTCCGAACTTTGTCATTAATACTTTGTTTAATTTCTTACTCTTTGAGTACTTCTTAAACGCTGTACCAATTTGACCTTTTGTTGCATCTTCGTTTACATCAAACTCATCTGCAGTTGTATCAAGATTTTTATTACCTTTTACAAGATAGTAAGTATTGTAACCATTATAGTCTTCAACTGTTACACACTTATTTTTAGTGTATTCTTTTCTTGCTTCAGATCTCCAATCTTCCCAATTTTTATCTTTTAACCAACAAATGTCTCCTAACTTAGAATTCCACATAGGATTGCAATCTGCCATAAAGAAACCAATCGTATTAATTCCATATGTATCGTTAAGGTTTTTTAATAAGCTTCCTGTAATTTTTCTTCTTGTTTCTGACTTAATTGCTTTACCATCAATAAGAATCTTGAATCCATCTTCGCCATAATAGTAGTTATCGCTTGCAAATTTCATCTCTTCCATTTTCTTATCTGAAATTACTCTAAGAGCATTTGAATCTCCATCAGTAAATGTGATTAGATTTAGTTTTTCAACATTATTTTTAGCTTTGAACTTCTTACAAATATCATGAGCAATAATTAATGCTTGATTAAGTGGAGTAGAACCCCAATCTTCGGCTTTTGCAATGAAGATTCCTGATGTCCAATTGTCAAGTTCTATTCTCATGTGTAATTGTTGCATTGATTCTTCAAAATCTTTTTTATTTAAAGAAGATGCTGTAAGCTGTGGCATTGATATATCATCCAATTCTACATCTCCATCTTTGTACATATTCCACTCAAACAGATTGTTAGTTGATGTAAAGGCATAAACTTCGAATGGAATATTTACTGCTTTACAAAACATTACTGTATGAATTACTTGATCCAATACGTATTTAATTGAGCTTTGCATTGATCCAGAATAATCAACGATCATAATCATACCGTGATTTTTAGAATCTGCCAACCTTGTTGTTCTTAAGAAAATATCATCATTAGTTTTGTATGACCATAACTTATTAACATCTAAATTACCAGTTTTTGAAACTGAAGCTTTTTGCCATTGTGTTGCTGCTTTTTTCTGTTCGAATTCTTTTACAGCAAATTGAATGTTTTTCTTAACATCTTTTATGTATTTTGGATAAGTTTCAGATTTTGCTTTATTGAATGCATCTATTGCTTCATCATAATAGTTTTCTTCGAAGCTTGAAACTTTGTTGAATTTTTCTTTTCTTGCTTTACTAAGATCTTTGTATTTAACTACAGCAAGTTCTCTCATGCTTTTAGGAATGTCTCTACAAACTAAAGGCTGTCTACCACGTTCATCAACATCTAAAAGATCTTTTTCGCTACTTCTAAAAATCTCATCAGTAATTGAAACATCTTCTTCGCTATGAGTTGGTTCAAGTGCAGCTACTGCATCTTCAGATTGTTCATCTTCTTTGTCAGTGTCTGCACCATCCCCATTGTTGTTGCTCATATTTTCGTTTGTGTTTTCTTGGTTATCTGATTCTAAATCGTCATGACCATCCGATGTTGGATCATCATTTTGATCTCCCTCAGATTCTTGTTGATCATCCAAAGGTATTTCCTTTGGTTGAAGCAATTCTGATTGATTTTCTTTAGTATATGATAAGATATCTCTTACAAGATCTAAAACTTCGCTAAATTCGTTGGTTGACATAGCTCTATTGTAAAATACAATTTCTTCGTCACTAAAAGGTACATCAATAAGATTACCGATTTTAGCTTTAAGATTGATTTTATCGATAAGCTTTACGTCTTCCCAATCTGTATCTAATATATCTTTACCAAAGAAACCATCATCAGTTAGCTTTTTGTAACCTCTAGAAAATGGACCAACAAGTCCAGGATATCTAGTTTTTACTTTTCTTTCTATTCTAGCATCTTCGATTACGTTGATATAAGATCTTGGGCAACCTTCAAGCTTTTCAGGACTATCGTGCCAACCTTCATATGGAGTTTCTAAAGCATGACCAACTTCATGACCAATTAAAAGATCTTTTACATCTTTACCCATATCTTTCCACATAGGTAAACCCAAGACACGATTTTTGATATCAAACCATGCGGTTTTATAATTACCTTCTTGAATTGTAATATTTTCTTTGGCTAGTAGTTTGGCTAACTGCATTTATCACTCCTTTATCAATTTACTGGTCCATTATACCAAAAAACAGGGCCCTTGTACATAGGGCCCCCTAAAAATAATTCGCTTTTTTTCAATTAATTGCTGGTGGAGCTGATAGGAATCGAACCTACGACCTACTGGATGCAAACCAGTCGCTCTCCCTACTGAGCTACAGCCCCTCAATAATATTTATATTTGGAAACTTATTTTTGATGATATTTCTTTCTTCAACCCATTCGGCTCGAGGAGTAGATCTTTCATAGCCTTTATCTTGTTGATAGATGTTTGTGGCGCCCATTCCATCGAAACCCAATAATATGATATCAGAAAATCCCATTTGGCATGCTATTTCTATTGCTCTTGACCCTGAAGACATCGTTTTTTCTGGTATAGGTTCAACCATATCTTTAGGATGTGTATGAGTAACATAAACATAATGCTCACTTCCTGCAACTTGAGCAGATTCACTATCAACTACATTGTGTCTAATAATAGGTTTATTAAATGAAGCTGCTATTGCATCAACCGCATAATTTGGAATTGGATCCCATTCTGTAAATAAACAAAAATGATCTTTACAATATCCAGTTTCATATATGATATGCTGCATATATGTATCAGTACAAACTAAAGCATCTGGAGATTCTTTATATGCGCCATTACATCCGATAACGAAAGTTCCAGGATATTCGGATCTAAAATCTATACCCTTTCTTGATTCACCGTTACCTAATACTAATGCCGTTGTCTTCATTTAATTTTCGAAAAATTCCTATCTTTTATAAACTCAATCTTTGATCTAAATTTATTTTCTAATATATCGCCTTTATGTGAAATGATGAATACGTTTGTTCCATCTTCAAGTGTATTTAGAATTTTTGTTAAATTATCAATACCATCATGATCTAAACTGGAATCAAACGTTTCATCAAGAACCAAAAGATTTGTAGCTGCAGAATTTTTCATCTTAGCTATTTGTCTCCACGTGAATAGAAGCGATAAGTCAATCCTTTGTTTTTCTCCTTCAGAGAAAGATGCATAATTAAAACTATCTCTGTGTCTAGATCTAATAGTTTCATTAAAGTTTTCATCTAAGTGGAATGCTACAAAGAAATCTAATACTTGGAGATACTGGTTAATAAGACGATTCATAACAGGTAAATATTGTTTAATCACTTTCGTTTTAATACCAGTATCTTTCAGCATCTCCCCTATAACTTCGTTATAAGTTCTTTCTTCTACATACTCTAGTTTCTTTTCTGTAATATTTTCTTTTGATTTTCTAAGTGATTCCATTTCTTTCTTAGCTGTTTTGATATCTCCGCTAGATTGTAATAAACCACTTATTTCTTTTTGAATACTTTCAATATCTTTTTGAATTAAGTATATTTTGTCATTATTAGAAATAATTTTTCTTTGTCTTTCTAATAAATGCGTCATCTTACTTTTTGAATCTTCAACCTCTGCATAATTTTGATCAACCTGTTTTTTTAATTTTTGCATGCCCTGTTGAACTTCATTAGCAGCCTTTTTAATAGCTGTAATTTTTGATTCTTTAATATTTTCACTTATTTCTTGATCACATGTTGGACATTGATCATTTTCTTCGAAAAATTTAGATTGCTGAACCAAATCTTTAATTTTAGCAGTAAATTGTAAATCATAAGATTTTAACTGCGTAGTCGTAGTTTTAAGATCTTCAGATTTTTTTGTTTCAATATCGATATGACTTTGTAAATTTTCGTTTAGATCTGAAGTTTCTTCAATTAAAGATTTGATATCTTTTTCATGATCTTTAATAGTTTCTTTCTTTGTTTCAACTAGATCTTTATTAATCGATTGTAGATCTTTAATATATTTTGTTTGGCTATCTATTTTAGTTTTATATAAATCAATTTGATGATTAATATCAGTAAGCTCATCTTTTATGTTAGCATTTCTTTCTCTAAGTAATGTATTCATCTTAGAAAAAATATTAATATCTAATAAATCTTCGATAACACCTCTTCTTGACCAAACTGGAAGCTGCATAAATGGAATAAATGAACTACTACCTAATACAACCACTTGATGAAATGATTTATGATTTAGTTTAAGAATGTTCTGTTCTAAGAATTTTTGATAATCTCTAGCATTTGAAGCTTGATTAATCATATTACCATTTTGATAAATTTCGAACTTATTTGGTTTGATACCTCTTGTAATTTTAAAATCTGAATCTCCTATTTTAAACTCTACTTCAACAATAGTTCCTTTCTTATTAATACTATTAACTAATTGATCTTTCTTAATATCTCTGTGCGATTTACCAAATAGACCAAAGGATAAAGCATCTAACAGTGTAGATTTACCAGCACCATTTTGTCCTACGATTAATGTCGATGGAGATCTATTCAACTCAATTTTAATACTGTCATTTCCTGTGGATAGGAAATTCTTCCATGAAACGGATTTAAAATGTATCATACTACCTCTAGATTTTGTGCTTCAGTATAAAGCTTTCTCAATTCAAGTTTTAAATGATCCTTATCAAGATCTGTTTCTACAGCTTCTACATAAGAATCTAATAATACTGTTGTATCTTCAAGAGAAATTTTTTCATCTTCTACGCTTTCTCCCAAATATTCTTCAAAACTTTCAGCTATCTTTAATTCATACGTATCGATACTTTGTAATTTATCGATAAATTTATCAAACATATACAAATCGTTTTTATTTAATACAATTAATTTTATAAATTTTTTCTCATATTCATTAAAATTAAACTTACTATAATCTACCTTTGTATCATCATATATGATCTTTTTAAACATAGTGATAGGATTTCTTACTGCTTCTATTTCTCGTGTTTCAGTATCTAATACATGAAAATATTTTGGGTCATCTACATCTGCCCAAGTAAATTCGAATTGAGAACCAAGATAGTGAACATTATCTCTATGTGATTTAGTATGAAAATGACCAGATAGAACCATTTCAAATCTCGAAAATATATCAGCATTCATGCCATGAGGATTGCTTATTCCTGCCATCATATCAAATCCTTTTAATTCTAAATGCGCACCGAGAATAGGAGCTTTACAGTTCAAAGCCCAATCTGTGTATTCTTTATAATTACCATTATTGATCCATGGAATAACTGCTACACCTAATCCATCATAATCCAACACTGTTGGCTTCATGACAATATTTACATTACTGGTAAAATAACCAAGCAATTCTTTGAGGCTGCACAACTCATTTGTATTTTTGAAGTATACATCATGATTTCCGGGAATAATATCCATGGTAATACCAGCATCGCGCATAGGCTCAAGGAAATGCTTACGATTAGCATTGAGCGCTTTAAAATTGACGAATTTTCTGTGTTCATAGTAATCACCTAAATGCAATATTTGCGTTATATTATGTTCTTTTAGATAAGGAAAAAATACTTCCTCATAAAATCTTTCCTGATACTTTAGAAATATATCAGAAGAATTTCTTACACCACAATGGGTGTCATTTAAAATAGCTATTTTCAATCTGCATATCTCCCGTGTTTATAAAGATGATGCATTCTATGACTATGAATAGCCCATAACAATTTAATCAATGATGTTTCAGTATAAACACCTGCTTCACATTCATATTTCCACATAATTACACCATAAAGAGTTCTAGTTTTTCTTTCTCTTTCTCGATTTTTTTAAATTCTTTTATTGCAGCATCGTTACTTCTAACTTGACTAATTCTTTGTCTTAAAGTATCAACATATGCCATTGTTTCTGCAGCACCAGATTCATCCATACCCATTTGAGTAAAATCTTCGATACCCATTTTTTCAATAAATCTGAATTTAATATCTTGCTGTTTTTTCTCTTTTGTGATTCTTCTAATAAATGCAAAGTAGCATATTTGTGTGAAGTACGAGAATGCGTTTGGTTTACCTGTTCTTGTAGCTGTTTCGATATTATAATTACCGATAGCCCTTAAACAATTTTCCACTGCATCCATTACCATTTCTTCTCTATAAGTGTATCTTACAAAGTTTGGTCTGTGAGATAATCCTTCAGCAATCTTAATAAAACATTTTGCAATATAATCGGTTACTTTAGGAAGTTGTGTGTTTTTTTCCTTTGCTTCCCTTACTAAAACTGCATAGTCAAAGACTGCTTCTGAAAATTCTCTATTATTAACGTAATGAGGTTTTTCTTTAGGTTTGAGTTTCATTCAATTTCTCCATATAATTAGATATATTATACCATAGTTTAGTCATAATGTACATCTTTTTTTTATTTAATTATTTTTTCCCCAAAGGTGTACAAAGCTGAAAAAATGTGGTATAATAATATAGCTGCTGAGGCAGAGGAGGATACCATATCAGTGTATTGTTTTCTTTGGTTCTGGTTCTTGGGCCGATTCATATTCATCATATTCCATAGAGGCTTGATATTCATCGGCTATCTTTTCAACCATATCGTTAAAGCTGGTGAGATCCTTTTTCTCTCCAACATTATAATTAATGTAATGCTTTTTCGATTCTTCTTCAATTTCAACATGATTTATTACATGTCTTTTGA